GGCCATACCTCCACCCCCTCATCACCTCTACCGAATAACAAGCATTACTATCATGGATAATACCTTGAACGAAATAAAACAACAGTGGCAGTTGCTGCAAGACAAACTTGAAAGCCAGTCCATCGTTAACGACAAGCTGATTAGACGCATTATCAACAGCAACGCACGCAGCATCAACCGCCACGCGCTGTTAGTGACCGTCATGGCTGCCCTGGCCATACCCTACTGCACCTGGTTGCTGCTATGGCTGCGCATATCGTTGGCTTTCACCATTGTCACCGCCGTATTTTTACTTGCAGCCGTGTGTTACAACATTTACACTCACCGCCGCGTGCAGCCAGCCCAACTTGCTCAAAGCAGTTTGGCCGAAGTGACATGCCGCGTGGCACGCATGAAAATGCTCTATGCCCGATGGCTGCGCTTCAGCATTCCATTCATTATATGTTGGTTCGCGTGGTTTGTATACGAAATCATGACCCTTGCCGGCATGAGCCATGACGAACGCACGGGCATACTCGTGGGTGGCGTTGTGGGTGGCGTAATTGGTGCTGCTTTGGGCATATACACTTACCGCCGCACCCAGCACTTGGCCAGTGAAATTCTTGACCAAGTGCGCGACTGTCAAGCCCCAACCCCCTGATGCACTTTAACGCTTAAGAAATGCACATTTACACACTCTCAAGCGTGTTTTTACCCCTTTTGTTGCACAAAAATGCACTTTTCCGCAAAAAAAATGGCGAAACACTTTGCAGTTTCAAAAATAAGCCGTACTTTTGCATCGCTTTCGGAAAGAAAGACACTCATTATGGTGCTTATAGTTCAGTTGGTTAGAGCGTCAGATTGTGGTTCTGAATGTCGTGGGTTCGAATCCCACTAAGCACCCCACCAAACAGAGGATTGTTCGTAACGAGCAATCCTCTGTTTTTCGTTGATTATCAATGGTTTTCTACACGTGTAGTCATGGTTAAACTATCTGGACAAAGAAAATAGATTGCTTACAAGTGACGTTTGGAATATGATTGTAAAACGAAAATGTTTTCCAAATGTTTTCCAAATGTTTTCCAATTCATTATTAACTTTGCCTTCGGGCATAACAAACAGACAATATGGCTACATTCAAACTAATGGTCCGGAAGGACAGACAGAGAGAAGATAAAACGTATGTCGTTTTTATCCGGTTCTCACACAATCGAAAGACCGTCTATTTACCGACAACTATGATTGTAGGTAAAAAAGATTTGACCTCTTCCCTCAAAATAAAGAACAACAACGTACTCGAACGTGGTAACGACATTATCAGCAAACTACGGAAAAAGATTGAAGGGTTGTATCTTGAAGTGAATGATGTACCCTTTGACACGATTGTGGAAAAACTCAAACAAAAAGATGAAGGAGAAAGTATAAACTTCATCAAGTATGCCGAGAGATGGGTAAACGAACACAATGACCTAAAAGGCATACGCAACTACAAATCCGCAATAAATGCACTATGCAAGTTCTTCGGTAGACGAGTTATATATTGCAGCGAGTTTAGCGAACAGATGATGCGAGAGTGGGAACGGTCACTCTCCGATAAGCCACGTGCAATGTCACTATACACATCTTCCATCATGAAGATTTTCCAAGATGCGCGAGAGTTCTACAATGATTACGACAACGATGACATTAAAATAAAGAAAACACTTCATAGCTATAAACCGAAAAAACAGAACGTAGCAGAAAAGAGGGCCTTGACTGTTGAACAGATAAGAGCCATTTACAATTATACAGGAAAATCTGAAAGAGAAATAATCGCAAGGGACTGCTTTATCATATCATTCTGTTTGATGGGCATGAATGCAGTAGACCTATACAGCGTGACGGATTATGACGGACAACGGATAAGGTATAATAGGACAAAAACACGCGACCGAAGGAGCGACAATGCGCTAATGGAAATAATTGTACCAGAGAACATAAAGCCACTAATGAAAAAATACGTGTCAAAAGGGAATGCCGGTACTGTGTTTAATTTCTCAGAAAGATACAGCACGCCAAGCAATTTCAACGTTGCATTAAACAAGGGATTGAAGATAATTGGCAATGCTCTCGGAATTGAGAAATTGCAATTTTACTCTGCCAGGCATTCTATGGCAACTATTGCAGCAAATGATGTACGCATACCATTATATATAGTCAATGACATGCTATGCCATATCGACGAGAGAATGAGAGTCACTAATCTATACATAAAGAAGGACTTTTCGCTGATAAACGAAGCAAACGAAAAATTGATGGATTATGTTTTTAACCAAAAGTAGTGAGCCTATAAAGACTCACTACAAGACAATGGGCATATCGCTATGCCTAACAGACGCAACAAATTTATAAATTTATATCTGAACGGCATTATATTAGAGCAAAAAGCGTGACGATGTGTCACGCTTTTTTTTACTCAAAACTTTCAATATACCGCCATATCTTGTTGCAGGGCGCATCTTCGTCCTCGAAGAAAAACGCATGACCAGTCTCTATAATCAAGTCTGTTGTCAACGTCTTGCACAAGTCGGCATAAGCAGCATTGAATGCTACATACTTGTCGTAATCCGTCACACAAGGCTTGAACTGCAACCCTTTCGTGGCTTCAAGCACCTGCTCCAAACTCCAGTGCGGCCCGTGGTGCTCTGTGCCGTCCTTAGTCGTGTAGTATATGCGGCTTACCGCCTCCTCTGCACTCTCCTTGTCAAAATGCTTACACTTGCCACCACCCTTGCAAAATACCATATATAATCTTCCCATAACCATCATTTCTTAAACTCATTTATAAAATCACGAAGTACAGCCCCAAGGCTCTTAACCTCGTTTTCAATGCCCTCAATGCGCTTGTCTTGCGCACGCTTCTCCGCAAAGGCAGGATTAAGCTCCTCCATTAATTGACTACAATCTGTAACCGTTTGCTTGTGCCGCTCAACCTGTGACAGTGCTTCCTCGCTTGCAGCCTTAAGTGCTTCCACCTCCCTTAGTATTCCGTCCTTGTCTGTTGACAATACAAGATGCCCTGCATACGTTATTGTTGCAGTTTCGGGAATTGTGTATGTCTTGGTCGCACCATCTGCCTCAATGGTTATGTCTACCACAAGGCCCGTAGGCTGCGCGCCGAAAGCCTTTGCTTGGTTATTGTCGTAACGCGGTACTGCAACACTCACGGCCTTGCCTTGGTAATACCTTGCCCCCTCCTTGTCAAGAAAGTAAATCGGGTAGCCTATTTTCACATCTTTGAATAGCATGATTTCATTTATTAGTAGCACGTGGGGCAATCACCTCCCCACGTGCTTGTTATTACTTCTCTTTCGACCTTTTCCGCGACCTCGCGAAAAAGCTATTATCCACCTTTTTGCTGGTGTCAACAATATGGTCATCAGTTGTAGTTTCCAAAATGGAAACACCTTCCCTTCATGCCGTGGCAGTAGTCTTGCCCAAAGCTGCAATCAATGCGGCAGTCTGGTTCTGCTGCGACAACTCCAATCTCGCGTCTTGATACTTGCGGTCAATGTCAGCATACCAATGATTGTTCAGCGCATCAATTATACGCTGCGTGTTGTCTTGACCAGCACGTATCACATCGCACTTGTCCTGCGACATCTGGTAGCCAACAGAGCTAAATCCGCGCTCCACCGATGAGTTGACGAAATTGAGGCTCTGCTGCAAGGAATTGGTCTGTCCTTGTATTGCGAGCTGGTTTTCATAGCCCATCTTGGTGATGTTGTTTTGCGTGTTGCAGCAACAATTCTGAATTGCCTGAATAACTGCCGCATTGCCTTTCTCCGCTGCGTTGATTACGCGCTCGGCAGAGAAGCCTACCTGTCCGCTTACATTGTCAATAGCGGAACGAACTGCACATACGCCTTGCTGCAACTGATTGAAGTCGCAATTAAGGTTTGCACCCAATGTGGTCAACGCATCGTTATTGCCCTTGATAGCTTGCATTAACAGGTCGGAGTTGTGGTTGTCTGCCATCTGCGAGCGCAAAGATTGGATTTGGCTCTGTATCTCGGCATCTTGCAAACCATTGCGGTTGTTCCCAAACCCGAAGCCATTACCTCCGAACATGGCAAGGAAAATAAGGTACAAAAACGGATTGTTAAGCCACTGGTTTGCACCTCCAAGGCCACCGTTCATCATAGCAGCCAAAGCCATGGGGTCATTCCCCTTGTTGTTCGCCATTGCTGCATAAGCAAGCGCATCATTACCTCTGTCGCAACAGATTACTTTCTCTACATTGTCCATAATTATTTGAATGTATTAAGTCGGTCGGGGAATATCCCCCGATACCGCAAAGATGGTGACAAGTTGCTTGTGAGTTGTTTGTGGGTTTTGTTAGTTGCTTGTTAGTTGTTTGTACTCAACTCTGCACCAATATTTGTTAATTTATTTGGAAAATGTAACTTGCAGTTGTACCTTTGCAACATGATTCATATCTTATTCGACAAAGCGGACAAAGTTAGGTGGGTTCGTAATATTGCTTCGTTTGTGAATTTGCATTGTAACAGCACTTCTGGAGAAGAGGTAGTTATAGATTTCTCCAACGAAATACTTCCACACGAGCTTAAGCCTTTCCATTTAGCTTCGCTTGCTTGTTTGGTACAATTCTTCGTAGACAAGAATTTCCCTGTCAGTATCTCTCGGGATAATAAAGATGTGTGTCAGTATGTTTGCGACACTTGCGGTTTCTCAACCTATTGGAGATTAGGTTTCAGACACGCATTAAGCACTGAAAAAGACATCTTTAGTTTATGGAAAATAAAAGATGACGAAAAAGACATATTTGCGAGTGAAGTAACTAAATACTTTAAGAACACAATTAGCAAAGATAAAGACTACACACCTATATCAACGTGCCTTGCTGAAGCCTATAACAATGTGTTCGACCATGCACAAGCAAATGGCAATGCTTTTAGTGCTATATATTACAATAAGAAAAATGGTAAGATAAATGTAGCAATATGTGACTTCGGAATATCTATACCTTCTTCTGTAAGGGCATTTCTTGGAAACGAAGCGAATGACAAAGAAGCACTTGAAATTGCAATCAAGAAGAACTTTACTGTTCAATCGCAACAGAACAACAGAGGGTTTGGCTTAGACAATATCTTAACAAACTCAGATAATGTAAGACTGTTTAGCAAAGGAGCTTGCCTCGTAAAAATAGACGGAAAGCAGCATATCTCACAAACCGACTTCAATTTTACGGGAACACTTATTGATTTCGACATTGATACTCAAAATTTAGAAGAAGAAGATATATTAACCGACTTTGATTTTTGATATTATGTGTACAATTAAAGTATCAACAATCCTTGCGAGAACAAAGGATTACAGAAAAGCAGGAGAAGAGTTGTATTGTATCATGATAGATAAAATACAACAAGGAGAACCTGTCAAATTAGACATGAGTGATGTTGAAGCAATACCATCTTTACTACTCAATCCTTGTGTCGGACGTTTTATTGACAACTATGGGCTTGACAAACTGCGAGAAACATTGTCTTTTTCCAACATCTTAAAAAGTCAAGCAATCAGATTTAAGGATTACATACAACACTATCAACCAATTAACCAATCATAAGCAAAAGGCCACCCCATTCAGGTGGCCTTTATTCATATTGGCAAGGAAACGGATTTCCTCACATCCTCCCTCATCACCCGAGCCGCCAGCCCTTTAAGCCTATACCTCGCACTATTCTTCAGCGAGTTAACCCTCTGCTGACTCATGCCGCTAAGGAATGCAATATCACCCTCGCTCATACCAAGTTCCATCAGCACGTCCACAAGCACCACGCGCGCAACCACACACCGCTCCGAGCGACAGTTGGCAAGCGCATCAAAGTCAAGGCCGCTGGCTTGCATCACGGCTTCAACTGCACTGTCAAAAATCTGTTGTAATTGTTCCATTGTTTCATAAGTGATTTTGTTCGTAAAAAAATTAAGCACAAAGGCAAGCACGGAACACATCACCATGCGCCCATGCTTGCCAAACAAACAACCCAACAAAATCACTTATACTTACTATATATGTTGTAATATAACAACACGCATATTACTATGATAAACAGACCGCCAACGGCCCGAATCCTCCACTTTGCAGGAGGCTTTTCAACCTTTGTTACCGCATCACGCACCGTAGCCTTATGGCTTGTGCTGTTTGTGCGGTGTGTGCGGCATGACACATGACTGCTCGCACTAAGAGCGTCCTTGTTGTGATACACGCTGCGGTCGCGATACACATACTTCGTCAGCACCTTGCCAGCTGTGTCCACAACTACATAGGTGGTCATGCGGTCGGCCACGCTGTCCACACTTTCCAAAAATGAAACAGTCACAATCGTATCGCGCATCATCACGCTGTCGGTCTTATACACTATCAGCGTGTCGTGCGTGCGCTCAATGCTCTGCGCAACCTTGCGCGCGCAACTGCTGTGCAAGACAACAGCACAGATAATCACGAGAAAAAAAACACTAAGTCTACGCATATTTTTGGTTATATTTGTTACCTTTGCAGTACCCATATTTTTCAAATTTTACTTAACTGCCGCACGGGGAAACTTGTGTGGCAGTTTTTTTACACAAACTTTCCATAGGCAAAATGGCCAACCCGATTAAGCCACCCATTAAGGTTCACCTTCTGGCTCGGATTCTTGGCGACAATAGCCTTATAAAAAGCTATCCTGTCCTGCTTCAACGCTCCGAACAGCGGCAACGGACTACGCGTATTAACCGCCTGCAAGGTCTGCTTGCCCATGATGCCATCGGCAGTCGTTTTAACTATCCGCTGCAAGTGCGTCACGGCCGTCTTGACTCCGCTGTTATAGGCCCAATCCACGAGAATGAAGGCGACACTCTTGTCCTGTATGTAGTCCGCCTTGCACTTGTCCCAGTAGAATTTCTTAAAAATGTACTCCCACTCCGCATCAGTAATGCGCTTCAAGTCCTCAATCGTCTTGCTCTGCCCATACACACTGCGGTAGGTGGCCAATGTCACACCCTTGTTCGTAGGCCCTCCCTTGTCGGCCTTATTATTAACATAGCCGCCCTCGCGCTCCAGCACAAATGCAGCTAATTCTTTCCAACTTTCCATCTATATTATATTGTGTTATATCCATTTGAGTGCTGTCGTGCCATACGAACCAATCTCCCACTCGTACCAAGCATAAGCAACAGCACTTCCAATCTTCTTCATCTTTCCAAAATCTCCATTCTTTGCACAGACAACTCTTCCGCTGAATTGGTAGATTGTCTTTGGCGGGAAACGGTCAAAAAGCATTTCTTTCCTTCTCCGGCCTTCAAGAAATGTCGTCTTAAGGAACATGAAAATTTTGTCGCCGGGCTTAAGAATGTCTATTGCGTGCAGCACAAACTCCGTGGCATATTTATAGGGTGGATTGGTAACTATACATTTTATCTTGTCAGAAGGCTTCTCATCAGCCTTCAAAAAGTCCACCCCGCTTACACCATATCCACGGTCCACCAAGTCCGAACTATACACATCATATCCTTCTTCTTCAAGCCTTCTACTCAGATGCCCTTCACCACAAGCACATTCCCATATACAATCTGGCAACAAATTATTCTCAACAAGATAATCTACCGCCATCGGGTCTGTCGCATAATAGTCGTTCACATCGCGTTCCTCCTGCCCATGACCTCTCCCGCCAAGACACTTGAACACAGAATTGTAACCACCTATCCAATCATTCATACTCGCATTTCTTTTCTTTCCGTTCACTGCACACCTTTGTGATGCCAGCTGTCGCAAACAAACTTGCCACACTGCCTACAAATGCGCTCAGTCCCACTAAATCCGTATGTATAGTGCCAGTGCTCACAACCTCCCATGCCAGCACAAACGCCGCGCAAAGAAGCAACACACTGCCAACAATCGTCACCATCACAAGGAAAAACGCCTTGCTGCTGTGCCCACTGTCCACACGTATCAATTCCGTGATATATCTCGTCAATCTCATAGTCCTATTGTTCCGGGTGATTACTACTTGCACACACAAGTTGAGGCGGCTGGCGGTTGGGGCAGCCAAACACCGTACACTTCTGGCTCTCCGCATACTGCTGCTTCACCATCAGTTCTGCCATCTCCTTTTTAAGTCGCGCAAGTTCATCGCGTTGCTCATTAAGCTGCACATATAGCGCATCAATCTTCTCATTCAGTTCCTCTTCGTGCTTCACCTTCTCTTCATACAACTTCTGCCATTGTGCGGCATATTGTGTGATGTTGTCTGCCTCGGCTTTACCGGCCCTGGCAGAAGCCTCACGTTTCTTCGCATCATAGAACAAGAATACACCGAGCACCGGTATTGCCACACCTGTCACAATAGAACTGATAGTCTGTATCAGGTCTGTCATAATCCAAGTTTCTGTTTTATCTTCTCAAGCAGCACCTTGTCTGCTGTTGATGGCAAGTAGGGTACTGCACTTACATTCAATGGGTACAATGTATAACCAGCACTACCCCTAAAGGCAGATGTATAACCCTTGAGTGTCAAGAAGTACAGAGTAATATCACTGTTAAACGCATCTTTAGGCTCCACACCGGCAATAGTCTTAAAGTCATACTTCACGAGCGTGCCATTGCTGCTGTCGCTGCTCACCACGCGACGGCCGAACCATAGCATATCCTTTTGCGCAAGCACACCATAGGCACCCTTGGTATAGTATAGGTTTATCACATCACCTTTATTGTAGGTAGTGGCTTGGGCGTTATTAAAGTCTGCCAAACTCACCTCCTCGCCCACCACGTTGGAATGCGTCTCAATGACGGCCTTGCCAGTCAATGTCTTATAACTGCCGTCCTTCTGCTGCGCAATGCCACCGTTCAGCGTGTCCACCTTCACCTTGTCTTCTGCGCTCATAAAGCCTGGTGCCGATTGGGTGGCCAATGGTTTGCCGTGCTCCAAGTTATATATGCGCAAGGCTTGGTCTGTAATGCTCTCACCGAAGGACTCTATTGCACCATCTATGCCGTCCAGTCTGGTCGTGTTCGCATTGATTTTCTGAATGTTGCTCGCTATGTCCTCACGGTTCTTGGTGATGCGGCTGTCCACCGTAGAGTCATACTCCGGCAACCTCGTCCACGATGTGCATGATGTAGCCTGACTAAAGTCGTTGTTCATCGTCACATCACGGTAGTATAGCGTAGCACCGAGCCTCAGCCACTGACGCACATTCGTATTGTTCGTACGCACCTGGCGCACCAACGCTGTCCAATTATTATTGCCCGTTATGGTATAGTGCAGTATTGGCTTCGTAAAGCAATTTACCGACAGCTGTTTTGCGGCATTTTCGCCTCCCGAAGAAAGTGAATAACTGCCAAGGTAATGTACAGCATCATTGGCTATCACCTCACCATTCATCACTATTTGGCCATCTTTCGTTACATACAGCATCTGACCGTTCTCCGACTGCATGGCCTCTTCCAATGTCGAGCCTACATCAAGCCGCCATGGCAATCCTTCCATCTCGCTCCAATCTTTCTTTGCCATAGTCTATACTAAAATAATGCCGCACCATGACACACCGGCCATAGTGCGGCTTCGTTATATAATTATGATAAAATGCCTTAGGCCAAGGTCAACTGGCGTTCAAGATTAAAGATACGACGCGAAATAGATTCCGTTTTAATCGCCTTATATTTTCCAGCTGAAAGTTGAATAATTATTTTTACATCTTCCAGTTCCATCTCTATGGCTTTATACGTTTGTTTTTGAGTAGAACCTATTTGTCCCGACCAATCATAAGCCTTAACGTTGCATACCTCAGCTATACCAGCCTCAGACATATCAACAAGGGCTTCATAATGATGATACTGACCATAAATATTCACACCAGATTGAATGGCGTTAAACAACTTGTCAAAACTGCGGTCACCAGTTAAATATGCGGCAATAGTATCTGATGATGTGTTCACATCAAAACCAAACACATCTGCAATTTCTTCAACCTTTCCTCCAGGCAAATAATTTGAAATCGGCAGCACAATCGCCTTATCAGCCTTCTTCGCAAGTCCGGTCTCTAAATCAGTTTTCGTCGCATAGCCGTTAACGATACCACCCAAGGGGTCAAGCAATATTCGTGAGCCTTTACCTGCTGCAAAATTCTCTCTCACAGCCACATTGGTACCAGCCTCGTAAGTGCCATCATTTTCACCACTTCCGCTAAGTACAAATTTTACGCGAACGTTGAACACATCGCCTTTCTTGCAATCTTTTGCAAGAATTTCATTGATACTGTTTACCGAACCCTGGAACTTGTAAGCACCCGCCACATTGTTATTTACATAAGTCTCAATATCGCTGCCAAGTGAAGTCTTCACCTTCGAAGCCTTCACAGTGCTATCAGTGTTCAAGTTTTCTTCAAGGAATTTCTTCTCAACGTCCGTAACACCAGCGCGCTCACCATTCAGGTAAAGTTCCTTCGTCTTACAGATGTCAACGCGGTTGGTAGCTGTATCTTCCTTCGCTTCTTTCACCGTCTTGTTCGCCGAGAAACCAATCATCGTTCCTTCGGCAATTTCTTTCAATTCTGCCATCTCTGTTAATAGTTTAATTGTTTATAAAAATTAGGTTCTGTCTAAGCCATAGTAAGGAGGCTCTTCAACTCTTCAACATCGTTTTCAAGCTTCAACAAACGGGAACCGCCACCATAGTACACCTCAACCGAACTCAATGGAACGTAATTACGCAACACCACGCGGTTGTCCTTATACGTCAGGTCCAGCTCCCTAAAGTTCTTGCCAGTAATAGTATGCACCACACTATACCTGCCGTCCACATATCCTTCACCAGCATAGAGAGTCTTACCATTGGTTATCGCGTCAACTATCTCGTCAAATAGCGGCTTATCCATAATCTGCTCCACCTCATTGCGAGACATATCAGCAGTCAAACTGAACACCGACTCATCTATCTTGTAGCTGAGCAACTCACGTCTGAGCTCGGCCTTCACTGCATCAAGGTCCGGAAACTCCAAACCATTCATCACAATATGCCCATCAGTAGTAAAGCACAACACCTCGGCAGGCATATCATCCGACATGGCCTGTCTTAATGTTGAACCCACGTCAACGCGGAACTTATGGCCCTCTATGTCTTTCCAATCTTTCTTCATTGCTCTTCTTGTTGTAATGGTTGTTGCGGCTGTTGCACATAATCAGGTGCCGCATCACTGATATGCGCCAGTTCATGTGCCACACGCAGCAAATTGGCCGCTTGCTCGCCAGCACCAAAGGCCAAAGCAGTCAGATAGGCCGTGGCATACACAATCGCACTGTACAAGTGCACGGGCAGCTCAATCGACGCACCATCGCTTGACAAACTTGCATACGGCATATAAGTCATTAAAGCATTGTCCGACTTCGTAGAGTACGCCTCCAAGTCATACCCGCCCGACACATTCGACGGAACAACAGCCACCACCGGACGCTCCTTGTTGCCACGCACACCCTCTATTCTGCTGCGCTGCATGGCATACAAAGCACTGTCGGGACTGATGGCCTCCGTCACAGCCATATTCCAATCAGCCATTCTGAAACTCACCAGGCGCATAAAACTTCTGTCAAGCCTCACCACTGCATACTGCATGGTGTCCGTGTCATACACCTTGTTCAGTTTCACCATGCCCTTCAAGTCCGCCACCACACCACCATCAAGCATATCCACTGGCGCATCGCGCACTATCATATTGGCAGCATCTACCACCTTGGCGCGCACTATGTCTTGCAGCATCAACGTGTCAGTATCAGCAAATTCCAACAACTCCTTATCCTCCGTGTTGTTGTCTATTGCTATACGCACGTCCTTCACCATCTCATCTATCAAGTAACTGTTCATTGCTCATTAGGTGTTTGTGGTCCTCCATACTGTTGGGCCTCATCATTGTCTTCGCCTTTCATCGCACCATACAGCTTGTTCACCGCATTCATGTCAGCACCATTCTGCGCCTGCTGCATCAGCTCTGGCGGCACACCTTCCGGTGTCTGTCCCTGCTGCATCTGTTGCTGCTGGCTCTTAATGCTCTGCAACAGCTGGTCCGCAAACGTAAAGTCGCCCACCTCAAGCAACTGCTGCAAGGTAATCTGTCCCGACTGCCAGAACTGCACAAGATAGTCATTCGCAATCTGTCTGTACACGGGGGTGGCCGTGCTCTCCACTATGCTCAAGTCAAATTCGGTATCACGAATTTTTTCCGGGTCATACTCAATCTGCGTGGCCTGGCGGCCGGCTATGTTAAAGGTACGCTTCTGGTCATAAAACTGCTGAATGTTCTTCACGTCCTTGTATGCGGCATCTACCACAAATTGCGAGAACGAATCCAGCAAGTCAAGCAACGAAGTCGTTGCATTCTGCGCCTGCTGCGCATACAACGTGCCACTCGTGCCAGTAGTACCCTGACGTCCTTGTAGCGCACCATGCACACCGCTTATATCCTCAAAGAACTTCAACTGCAAGTTAAGCAACTCGCTAATACCTATGTTTGTCGAATTGTTTGCCACCTGTGTCGGAGCAGGCACGCCAGGCTTCGCATGATACAACACCACACCATTAAATCGGGTCCACGCATCGGCAAAATCCTCCGGACTCTGGTCGCCAAGGCATTCGTCCGGAACCAACAGCACACCCTTCGCACTCGCACGCATTATCCAGTCATACATCGTCACAAGGCGGTTCGCATAACGCTGCTGGTCTATCACATCACTCACAAACGAATGTATCTCGCCGTCAATGAACGGATATGCCTTGAACACATAGGGGTGACTTTTGTGCGCATAAGGCGTTTCACCCTCAGCAAGTATGTCACCAAACGGGGTAAGGTAGTAGTAGTACCAATAACTGTCCACAAACCACTCTGCCTTAACCAACGGAATGTCCTCCTTAGCCATGCCCAACGACAACCCTTGTTCCAAACGTTGCTGGTTCACATCGTCTACAAGAGCCTTCTTGTCATTCACGTCTATCTTGAACACGTCACCATTGTTGTAATCGTGACATCGGTAGCGGGGTTTCGTCTCCTTCCGCCACACCTCTATCACCCTGCAAAGCGACTCGTCGGTGTTCAGCAAAAAGTCTATGTCCTTCCTACGCGTCGACACACCAAAACTTGCACGCGCACTCACAAAACCACGCATATTGTTGGCCGCACGATATATGTTGGCAAGACGTTCATAGTCCGACGGCGTCTGAGCGAACTGCCCAAGCAGGTCGCCAAACGATATGTCATGTATCTCGCCACAACACGTCACGTCCCACCCTCTGAAGTCGCGCATGTTCGTGTCAACAAAGAAACGGTTTGGGTTCACATAGTCCGTCCAGCAGTCCAACTTGTCATTACGCCAACCATACCATTTTCGGTGAACAACAAACGCACCCACCATATATTCCTCCATCGTGCGCGCATACAACTCATTCATGCGGTTGAGCTGCATATTATATTGCAGCACAGTGCTCATCGTCTCACCAAGCTTCTGCTCATCGCGGTCACGCGCATTGCATACCGGCTCCTTCGACTGCGAGCGGTACACACCTATCACGTTGCGCACCAGGCGGCGTATCAAGTTATTCTTCAACGGCACATTGCCCTGCTTCTGGATATATTCCCCCTCAGTCATGCGACACCCGTCCACAGTGATTGTGTCGTCCCACTGGTCGCCATAGGTGTAGCGTTTGTTGCGCTCACGCTCACGACGGAAATCGTCCATGTTGCTCCAATATGTCTGAGCCATGGCAAGCACGTCATAGGCACGCTGCGAATTGTGCAACTTGTCACGCTTTACAGAGTCCATGCCGTCAGCCTCCTCCGGCTTAACCTTGGATAGTGAGTGCAATTCCATATTCAGTCCCTCTAATCTGCTATTTTAATGTTTACATTATGTGCCTTGCCTGCCGACACAATAGCATCGCGTGTACGCAACTTCGACTTCGGAGTACCAAAACTGTCTGCCACATACGATGCGGCATCACCCATCGAGGGGAACACCTTCTCCACATATTCGGCACCATCATCATGACTCTCAGCACACACCTCCAAATCCTTTGCCTCTTCAATCTCGTTCGAGTAAAGCAACTTGATATGCCCCGACTTAAAGTAGTCAGAGTTCTCTATAATGCGCTGGCACACTTCATTCGACGTCGCATATTTTGCAGGTGTCTGCCCGTATGCCGTCGCACCACCGCCCGTAAACAGCGGGCAGAACTTCGCACGGCCAACACGTATGATGGGCTGCCAGTCCATAAGGCCATAAACACCATAAGTTTTCATCTCTCTCATCATTCAGAGTTTATACGAAGGTGCCACCTATTGCTTTGGCAGCACCTTCATGTTAGTAACATCGTTAGTCAAACACAATCTCACCAGCATACTCTTCCCATGCCGTGCCGTTGTGTCGCCACATCGTGCCGGCCTTGGCACTCTGGCTCAATGCAGGGCAATCGTTCAGCAAGTAGTAGACCACATTGCCTGCCGACGACACATCGGGAGCTGTCTCCTTGTCCCACTGGATATATACCACAGAGTCATGATTGGCACCATCGCCCTCACCGTTTATGAACATGTGACAAGCACCCTTCAGAGCAAGGCCGTCCCACACAATCATACCCTTGCGTGTAGCCTCTTCACCTTCCACCTTGTCGCTGAACTCATGGTCACTCGTACGCTTGTAGTGCACAAGACGGTTCTCACCAATCAGCGCACCACTGTTGCTCCAGCCAAGCTTGTCAAGAGTAGGCTCACGCTTTATTTCGATGTCACCAAACACGGTATGGAAGTTTGTCACCACCCAACCCACAGGGTTCGTCTTGGTAGTAATCTGAATTTCGGGGTGCTTTGAATAGTCTATACACTGAATCTGTTCAAGCAAATTCTTGCCGGCAAGCAAAATACCGGTCTTGGGCACATCTTCACCAGTGAAGAACATCTTCGCCAGGGCTATAATCTTCTCCACAGTCCACTTGCCAGTGTGCTGCAATTCACGCTTGAACTGCCAGCGAATACCCTCAGTCGTGTAAACTGTCTGCGCACCAAGCTTCGGCACATTAACCGAAAACTTGCTCTTTCTGCCCGCCCAAAGTGTGCGGTTGCAACGGGTCTTGAAGTTGGTAATTGCCTGCTCTGCAATCAAGGCTTGCGAGAATGGGATATGCTTTCGCTGACTCTCAAAGTAGTCTGACACAATTTGGTTCATGCCTCGCTTCTGCAAGTACACCGTAGTTGGTTGAGGCACAATCAAGTCGGGGGCAACTTCCTTCTGGGTCTCATAAAGCGCATTCGACAAAATCACAATCTCAGAGTTTGCAGGAATGGCTGGCACCGTGCAGAACTGGTCTGTCTTCAACTTCTTCTTGCCATTAGTGGCACGCACAATCGGGTTACCATTGCTTGCACGGCCGGTCACAAACAGCATGAGGTCCTTGCCAGGGGTTTCGGTCTGACCATCTTCGGTATAACCATTCACACCCTTCACAAGCAAAGTGCCATATTCCTGAGGTATGTTCTGGTCTTCCGAGGCAAGAGGCAGTTCAAAGGCATTCTTCGTGTCGTCCTTCTCCACTGCATTCGCTGTCACCACCGAACTGCGAGGCTCGTCTATCATGTAATGCTCCACCTCCGGAGAGTTCACATTCACAGCCTTGGCCTTCAGCATCAGCTGCATCAACGGGGTATCGTCACCCTTAAAGGCAAAAAGTTCAGCGTCAAGGTCTTGTTCAATAAAGTTGCCTGCACCCACACCGCCAGTTGCATCTGCTGCTGCCGACACGGTAGCGGCCTGTCCCGACACCTGTGTTTTCAAACCCACGCTGCCGGGCTGCGGGGTTACGTTAGGCGTAGTTACTTGTACGTTCTCTGCCATAGTTCTCTAAATTATTAAAAGGTTTATTTCTCTGTTCTGTTTTTTACAAAAAGACTTCCACCATGCAGCCCGCCAGTAGCCTCAGCCACAGCCGACACCGTTGTAGCAATGCCAGGCACCTGACTTCTCAGTCCCACACTGCCACGCCCTACTCTAACAACATCTTTAGGAAATTGTATGGTTTCTTCGTCTTCAATATTTTTCATCTCTATATAAGTCTGCATGCCTTAGGCTTGCGATGCCAGGGCAAAAATACTTTGGTCGGCAGTACGGCGCGGAGCACGTCCGTTCTTACCATTAAGGTGGGCCGTCCCGTCACTCTGTTGCTGCTTTCTAAGCTTCTCCTCTATCTTCGCATTGCGGCCCTTTATCTCACCCTCTTGCTGAGCTGTCGCCACAGCCTTGTCATAGTTGCTGCCATTCATCAGCAACTTCAGTGTTTCGGGGTCAAACTTGCCCATCACAGCATCATCTACTATCTTGAACAACTGCTGCCATGCCGCATCTACCTGCTCGTCACTCCAGCCATTCTGCTCCTGCGCCTCCTGCATCATCTGCAACGACTGGTTCAAGTTCTCCTTATACTCTTCTTCAAGGGCCTTGTTACGGTTCATGCGCTCTATATACGCCTTGTTCGCCTCCGCCATCTCTTCCTGACGTTCGGGGTCGTCCACAGCCGCCACAATGTCACTGCCATAATTACGCACAAGTGCAATCACGGGGTCCGAACCCTCCTTCCAGTCTATGAGGAAATTTGCCGAGCGCGGGTCACTCGCAAACATGTCCGACAACGCCTGCTCACTCTTCTTGTAACCGGCTATCTTGTTGTCATAATCATCATAATCTGCATTCACCTGGTCCGCAAAAGCCTCATCGTCATCAAAACTCTTGTCGGGGTACTTCTTCGACAAGCGTTCGCGCAACATGTCACGCTTCGACTTCTTCGGCTCCTCATTCACAGCACCCGTTTCCACAGGCATCTGCACCTTATCTTGTTCTGCCATCTCTTTTAAGTTTATATTACTATAAGCAAATTTCGTTCATTTTACACGCGATGATGCTTTATTTCCAACCACACATAACAGCTATCACACATTTCTTATGCTAAATCACTGATTTTCCGTAACTTTGCATCATCTCATACTAAAGGCTGAACATTTACGCCCCATGCGCAACTACTATCCAGTAGGCGCATGGGGCTTTTCTTTTTTATACCGCACCACATGAAACACATCGGGTCCACATCTTACTACAAGCAACAACGCGAACGCGAGCTCATGACCGCCTTCCGCCAACTGCTGCACGAGTGCAGCCACGTCAACATGGAAAAACTATTCAAACAAGTAGTCATGAACCCTTGCTCACGCTTTTGGGTCAGCGAGGAAAGGGCCACCATCGTCATAGGCCGCATGATGCGCGGGCTGCCCGTCATCGTCACACACTGCAAACGCGAAATGTACAACGAAATCTTCACACGCTGCAAAGCCCTCAAATCCCAGTCACCATCTCTCAGCATGAGCCAAATTGTATGCAGAGTAGTTTCGGCACCAGCACCAAAGTTCTACCTCTCCGCATCACAAGCCAAAGCCATCATCAACAACCTCCGACGTAAAAACAGAATCACCATTCAAGTCAGATAACCGCCTCCGTTATCCGGTCCACATGGCTGCGCGGCTCAATTCTCTTAAGGCGGCGCGGCACAACACTTGGCAGCGGCATAACCTTAAAGTTATAGGCTATATACAAACCTATCGCCCGCGTCATCAACAAGTCATCATGCTTGCCGGCTATCGCACCATAAGCACCATTCTGCTTCTGCTCATACGTCAAGTACTCATCAAGGCAGCGGCCGTCACGTTCCGTATACAAGTGCTCGCGCACCACCTTCACAAGTTCCGATATAATCTTCGGCTTCGTCTTCACATTAGTGTGGAACCCATACATCTTCGGAGCACCCTCACGTATCTCGTCCTCACTCTGCTCGCGCGCATACAAATTGTCATACACGTCTTTCACCTTGTACAATATAAATTGCGACTGGTCACCATCTACCATGCGTTCCCTGTCCTTCGTCTCCAGCGTGTTGCTCTCTATCACAAGCAACGCATCATCATACCACTTCGCTATCTGAGCCGCCTTCCACGCCAGCAAGTCCATGTCTATGTGCCCATACCACTGAGCCACCACCTCCGGCCTGTCACCGCTCATCAAATACATACGGTCTATCACACATATCACCGACCAGTCTGCCTTCGCCGACCGCCCGCCAATATCCACCACCACAAGGTAACGGTCACGCACCTTCTCCGCATCATCTATGTCGGGCTTCTCCCACACGCACAGCAGCCCCGTCCGGTCCTCCTTAAACCTTATATTCTGCATCGCCTCCTTGCCCTCGTCGCCATCAGCATAAATGTCACCCACATACCGAGGCTCACGGCAGGCAGGGCGGAAAGCCTCCACAAGCATCTTGTCAAACACCTTGCAACCCGAATACACAAACGCCTCATTATCATCTGTCGGATACTCGCTCGCCATGTCACCATGGTCCGTATACTTCTTGCGCTCCTCCACATACCACGCTATCGCCTCCAGCGTCGCACCACACTCCCACAAGTACCACAAGTAGCGGCCGGCCTCCGCACGGTTCGTCGGCGTATAAGCATTATGCTTGTTGCTTACAAGCGCCAGGGCAAACAACCGCCTCGCCTCATCACTCTCAAACTCGCGCCTGTATATCTCAATCTGATACCATGCCACAAACAACGACCTGAACTGCGAAGTGCTCTCCTCACCACGCCTAATGTGCGCATCACTCTCCTTAGCCGCATTATACTCCCGCTCAAAAAAGTTGCCCGTACCATTCGCCGTACTCTCATACACTATCATCGTCAGCGGCTTCAGCGTAATACCAGCACAAGCCGAGCGCACGACCTTCTCCGGACTCTTGTTTTCCGTCGGACTCCACAGCCCCACCTCCGTACAATGCACCAAACTGTAAGCACCACCACGCGCCGACTCCGGCTTCTCATACGAACCAATCTTTATTTTGCAGTTACGCTGCGGTATACGCCTTATGTTGCCACTGTTCCCCACACCCTCTATCTTCGCCTCATTAGGGTCATAGCTCTCGCCAATCTCATGAAGCAACTCCACAGGGTACTCATCTATCATCTTGTCAAACATGTCACGCACCTCATACGATGCGTCCTTCACATGCCCCACAATCAGCGAGTTCAAACCAGTCTTATGCACCAACTGCAACCACGCCATATATATCTGCGTAGCAGTCGAACCACCCCACTGGCGCGCCTTCAGCAATATCAAGCGGATTGGCTCACCATTCATACGCATCTCCTCAAAACGCGTCACCAGCAAACGCTGAGGCCTGTTCAAGCTAAAATGTATGTCATCACCACCCGTCTTGTTGCTAATCAGCACATACATCACAGCCCAAAACGGAAAGTCATACATACAACGCACACGCACAAACTTGCGCACTATATACTGATACACCTCCTCCGTATAAGCCTGCTCCTCACCAAGCCCCTCATAAAATGCAGCCACACTGCCAGCCTCAACCAGGCGCTTAACCAGCGGCACATCAAGCATACCCTCAGGCAGCCACTGCACGCGTATCGGAAAGTCCGACACCTCCACACGCACACGCGCAAGTATGCTCCCCTCACCCGTCACAGGGTTGAAGGGAGCAAACACCTCAGCATTGCGCCGCTCATTCTCTCGCAATATGTCCGCAACCTCACTCACACCTTATCTCATCTTGTTCGTCATTCTTGGCACATACTCCACCGTCGCACCATGCAGCACCTCGTCCTGCTTGAACTCCGGCAAAAACAATATCTCCCTAAAGTACTTATAACCCGTACCCCTCATGCCACGCATATAAATGCTGTCACTCGAATGCACCGGAACCCACCTGTACAAGTCATTGCTCGCATACAAGCACTGCTTCACATCATTCTTGTTGCAGAACACACCACGCTGAATAACACCCTGCAAACTCTTGTGCACATCTGGTTCACCCAACTTGAATGGACGAGTGATAAGGTAAGCCCTCTGCCCCTCCACCACATCATCGGTAGAATAGTTCCACACCTTGTATTGGTCGTCCGTCGTGCCATCTTCATGCTTCACCACCTTCTTCGTCACCATCAAGCACTGCTCATACACATTCAAGTTGCTGTAAAAACCCTTCGCCATCACACTCCACATACCCGACGAAGCCTCCATCACATACGTATAGTTGTAATTCGGATTATACACCAGCAAACGGCCATGCGGATAGTCATACGCTATCCGCGCACCATTCGTCAAGTAAGTGTACAAGTCAGTCATCTGCGGCGCATTGTCAAGCTTTACAATCCCGCTCAGAGCCTTCTCAACAAACGTCTTTTGATGCGACTCCGGCAAGCACCTATCATAGTCGTAGGTAGACGACTTGTCTGCCGGCAACATCAGTTGACGGCCATCTCCATCTATAATTGCAATGCCCTGTTTCGTGACAAACACAATCGCACGTTCCATGTTGCCGACACTGCCATTACTTGCAATTATGTCGTATGTGTATGGCGAGCAACTTTGAAAGGTTCCGTCTGTCCCAATACCAATCGAAAAGACTCCGTCAGAACAGAATGCCAATAATGGGTATTGGCCAAATTGTCCACTACTCACTGGCATACTATTCATACACACAGCGCGAACTGTTTGCTTGCCAGCAGACACCATATTTGACAATTTGAATGACAAAGGATTGTTTGTTTCAGACGCTATGATTGTATTCGCATGTTTTGTTGTTACATGATTATCCAATCTTGACACTTCAACATCTGCTATACGGTCTGCAATATATCCATACTTGTCTGAAACATTATAATCATAATAATTACCAAACTCTTTGACGTTCAACATAAAACGCTCATCAATGAAATCGTGCAATTTAGTTTCGCACATACGCCATTTAGCCTGCCCGCCTTCATTTAGGCTCCATAATCTTGCCGTTATTGTATTTTGCACAAAATGAGCCACTGGCAAAAAATTGGAATTAGACTTCACAGCAATAGTTTCAGCCAACGAGTCTATAATCATTTTATAGCACATGCTGTCAAATCGTTCATAAAGATTTTCTTCTTTCAGCGCATCAGGCAATGTTTTCAAGGGACTTACTATCATCGGAATCATATAATCTTCAACACCTGCAAGAGCCTTACTATATATATAGTTATATAATATTAGTCTCCCATTAAAAACGCTTATTCCTTCTGGGTGAAAATATTTTGCACTTTCATAATTCTCCAAAGCAACACCTTGCTTGTAGTTGCTTAATTCATTTTCTTCAAATATTCTTATAAATCCATCTCCGCTTATAATGGTTTCTGTATAGATAGTTTTTGCCAAATAAAAACTTGACACTTTTTTTAATTCATCAAACAATGATTTGTATTTGAGCGAAGGATTTGCCCTAATCTGGTTAAAATCATTTTTAAGACCGTCTGGAACCTTGAGGCCACTATCCGCGCGCCATTTATAGTCCTTAAAAACACCAGGCGACGCAGGGTCTTTCGGGTCTGAAGAGGTTGTGGTCAATATGTGTAGATTCATATTTAACTCACTCATGTCAATAGTATATATTTCATCTGACATAAATATATCTATGCCAACAATCAGGTCTTTATTCTTTTTCAGAAACTCTCTTTCTTCCTTGCATATTGACAAGCACAAATTATAAGCCTCAAAATAAACATTCCTTTCTTGCACTTTAGTGGCACTGCCGCCATAACTGGCATACGATGGAAGTATATCAGAGTTCTTTATTCTAATACCGGCATCATCATATATTGTGCTACGCAACGGATATACAAGAATAGGCTCTGACAAGCCCATATTGCTTCCATCATACATTCTATACGCATATCTTAATAACACAGGAAACAAAAGATACCCCTTCTTCATCAAGCTTTGCCTTAGCTCCGCAATTTTGCCTAATAAAAGGTCTTCGTAATACTTGTAGATTTCCAACTCTTTGAGTTTGTTTTCCATCACTTCAACAGTACCACGATTTTGATATGGTATATAGTTGAAGTCTAAATCTTTTTTCCCTTTTCCACGCGTATATATGTTTAATCTGTTACAATGTAGTTCATTACTCTTCTTATAATCTTCATTTACGCCACCTTCATAGCGGTAGCAAATTATTTTCAGTTTTGCTACATCAAAATTATTTGAGATTTCTGTATATGTCTTATCTGCAAAACGCAGATATTTCAAATTACTGTCTGATATATATATAACAACTTTCCCTATATTACAAATGTCCGTAGGCTTAGTAGTCTCTCCTTCATAGACTTTCGTCCCTTCGTCTGAATAGACAATTAGATTCTTTCCATCATGTACAAAATAAAATGTGCCCTCTGGTATTTGGTGTACAAATAAAGGTTCTGCTTTCCCAAAAAATTTATATTTCTCCTTCGGCACCCTCACAGCATGATACCCACCATCTCTATACTCAGCATTCACTGCAAGCTTCATCTCGCCATCACCGCACGCATAGTCCGATGGTTGCGAAGTCATACCCTTATACTCTATTCTCTGTTCCATATCACACTACTCATCTTTTGACTCATACTCCATAGCCATCGCCGACAACTTCTCCGACAACGACTCCGACACCTCGGCCGACGCCTGCACATCAACCTTCTGACTCTGCTGCTTCGGCACAACATACTGGGCAAGCTTCTCCATCACCAATATGCGGTCCTTAGCGTCAAGAGCAAGCAAATCCTTGTCAAACAAACCACTCTCAAAGTAATCACCCACACCAGCCGAAATACAACCATATATCAACTGCTTGTAAGGCTTAGGCTTGTTCGGCGTACCCTTCACCCTGCCACCAGTCTTATAACCTCTCGCCATAACACCACACACAATTAAAACGGACGCAACGGACGCGTCAGCACGCCCATGCGCCAATGCAACTTACGTTTCACCTCATCAAGCGCACCCTGAGCCTTCACAGCCCACTTCTCAGCCGCAGCAGGGCACGTTATCCCAAGCCAGTCAGCCAACACCATAGCCACCATATACTCATGTATCAACTGCTCAAGCAACCTCGCAGTAGTCCCCGAAAACCTCTCCGGAACCCTCAGCACTATAACATACGACGCACACTCACCAAACAAATCATCAAGCTCCGCACCATCATCACACTCCACCTTAGTAAACGGATAAAGAGCCTCAACACACTCCGAATGCGCAAGGTCAAGCACACGCGTCACCCTGTCCACATTACCCTGCTCAGCTATATCCATCACCTGGTGGCGGTCATGCGCATTATCAGTCTGCATCACATCACCCTCCACATACGCCACATTCGCAATGTCATACAACAACGCCTCACGGTCAAACAACAACGTCACACGTCTGCTCCCACCATCTCTCACCGAGCCACAACAACACTTGCCATACCCAGCCACCTTGTCTGCCGGACCTACCACCCAGCCATAAGGCCCATAAACCATCTTCACAGCATTCTCACTACTCATAACGCACATCATCTTTAGTCTTAGGTTCTGTTCGTGCCGGCTCATGCACACGAGTCGGACGTATACGCTTGTTCAACGCCACACGCAATGCCAGCAAGTCAGCCTTCGCCCGCTCCAGCCACTGAGCAGCACCACCAGCCGCCGCACTCACCATCAGCCATTCAGCCATCGCACAATCCACCATATACGCGTGCATCGCAGCCGCCACACCCTGGCGCACACCCAGGTTAAAGTTCATCGGCACACGCAGCAACATCACCAGCGTATTATCCTCCGTCTCATCACTCACAGACCTTGAAGGCGCACCACCATAACCTATCACAATGCCCTGCACAATTCTCTTCCGCACCTCCGGCAGCAGCAAATTGTCAGCCATCGCACACCCCTCCACTATGTACTCACCAAGCTCCGTACGCAACACCCCATAAGCATTGCCAAAAGCACGCAACACCAAGTCCTTGCCAGCGTCCGACAACTCCTGCACCTTCGACGCCTGCTCCTCCGACGCAGCATCACCACCACGCATACTCTCACCCGTATGCCAAGCCTTCTGCTGCACATCATACATCAGCTCACTCAAATACAACCTAACCTCCAAAGTCTGTCTCCTCGGCATAATTCAAAACCTCCTATTCATTTTCAAGTTGATGAGTTGAAGAGTTGAAAAGTTAAGAAGTCACCTCTGCTTGTCCAACTCTCAAAAGCGACCGCTTAACTCCTAAACTTTTCAACTTATCAACTTATAAAACCATCTTCCCTCCTCACTCATAACTCACACCATCTCCCTCATCACTCACCGTCGGCACAACACGCACCGGAACAACACGCTTCGACAGCATCTGACGCGCAGCAGCCAAACTACCCTGGGCCATCTGCACATACGCCCCAGCCTCCTGCTTGTTCGTCAGCATAAACCAATACCCCACAGCAGTATACAACATACAATTCGCAAGCTCCTCACACACCGCATCATTAAGCCGCGTGTCATAGTTCGAAGGCATGTCCAACGCCAGCACCATCACACCCGTGTCCTCATTCTCCAGCACACGCGCCCCATATCTGCCAAGCCCCATCACCACATCAGCCTTCGCTCTGTCAACAAACTCCGACAGCAAACGCTCATCAGCCTCAGTAGTCGCCACACGCACATACGCACCATCATCACCCTGCACCATCTTGGCACCAGTGTAACCCGCCATCTCATGCACCTTCCCAAGCACATCAGCACGCAATATGTTCAACCTTATATCCATAATCTTCCTGCAGACGCATATAATCCACGTCCAACGCAAAGTTAACCACCACACCCACACAGCACGCTTTATTCCCAACCTGCCAACAACAATCCACATCTACTTCTATCTACTAATAGATGCCCCCTCTAATACCAAAAAATATGTTTCGCAGCATATTTCGCAAAAATAATCTTGATTTTGCTTGCATTCTCAAAATAAAGGACGTATCTTTGCAGTGTAATTAAGAAACAAAGTAAACCCACATTATTATGACAACAACAGACTTAAAAGCAAAAGAAGAGTTATACGAGGTCGTAGAACCTCGCTATTTTGAAAAAGCCGAGTCTATATCAGAACAAGATGACCAAGGAGCAATTTATGATTTCCTTAAGGGGCTTGGCTCTGAAGAATACGCAGAGTGGCTGAAAAGTCACGAGAACGACTATTATTTTGAAGTCGTTCGCGTAGGCGATACTTACTACGCAATCGCAAACGAAGATTACACCACCCCAGCGTGGGCGGTAGAAATCGAACCAATTAACAACTAACAACCACAGCCCTCGACATCACGGTCAAGTCAAACACAATGAGAGAAGGATTTTACGAGTGCGAGAAGCACACATCATACTGGCGTAAGAAGGCAATAGAAGCCATGCCTTGGGCATCAAAAGTAGTTGCCGTAGTCGGTGGCTACACTGGCTTCGAGAGTTGGGACGATTACGAACTCTGGCGTGATCAGAAATAGCAAAAAGCCCCACCTTCATTGGGTGGGGCTTACCACGAGCTTTATAACTCGACTTTTTTTATCTACAACTTGTAGAAATTTGCTCACAAGAGCGTTTCAATCCACAACCCTATCAAGGGTTGACAGCGCAAAGGTAAGCATAATTTCTACAAGTTGTATGATTTGATATAAAAAATCAACACATGTACAAAATAATAAGGACGATTGACCGCTACCCTCACGTAGTGATGGAAATGGTCAATATAACTACGGGAGTGAATAAAACATGAATAATATATGAATAAAAACACCTGGGGCGGCAGACGCCCCAACGCAGGCCGAAAAAAAGTAGGTAATGCAGTATTATACTGCCGAATGCCACAAGAGGCCGTGAACGAAATAAAGACCGCAGCCAAAGAGCAAAAACTCGCTGTTGGCGATTACCTAATCAAACAACTCGGATTATGACAAAAAAAGCGTGACAGTGTATCTGCCACGCTTTTTTCTGTCTATCACTACCCATTAGAGGTATTAGTTGACAAGTTGATGATTTGAGGAGTTGGAGTTTCAAGTTGATAAGTTGGATAGTTTTAAGTTGATAAGTTGAAAAGTTTAGAAGTCACCTCTGCTTGTCCAACCACTAAAACCGACCACATAAACTCTTAAACTCCTCAACTTTTCAACTTTCCCCTCAACTCTTCAACTTAAAACTCCCCCCCTCTTCACTCCATCTCCCTCACCTGCTTCAGCATCTTGTCACGAGCATCAAGCATCTTACCAAACAACGCCCTACGCTCTGCCGGGTCACTCGTCCTGAGCAGCTTCTTCGTCAGCTTGTCAACCTCACTCTTGTACAGTCCGACACGCCTGTACCTCCTAAACTCACCCGAACGCGCCAAGGCCGGCATCTGCTGCATAAAAGCCTTCGGGTCAGTATCAGCCAAAGCACGAGTCTCCGTCACCTTCTTCTTCGTCGCCTCATACTCATCAAGATACCTTTGAGCCTCCTCAGTCATCAATCGGCCGTCCAGCTGCTCCTTCGCCTCAGTCAGCACCCTCTCGCGAGGCTTCTTTTCAGCAGCTTTCAAGGCATCACTGCTCAACGCACGCAACGGAGCACTCCGCAAAGCCTTATACCTCGCATAGCGTTCAGCAATCTCCTCCACACTCATCGCCTTCGCCTCCTCGCCAGTAGCATCAATCTCATCAAAGTAGATATTATCCATCTGGCTCTGCGGACAGTTCATCACACGCATCACAAGCAGCGCACACTCCTTCGTCGTCTCAACGTCAGAGCCACAATAGTCATATATCGCCACCGCCGCATCTGTCAGAGTCTGAGGGTTCACGCCAAAACCAGCCTGCACAAGCAAGTTCAGCACATCATTCACCGCACCATAATTGTCACTGCCAACCTTCTTCACCACCTTAAGCAAGTCACTCGTCAATGGCATATCCTTATTCACGCTGTTAGCATTAAAGTCCTCACCATTCACATAATGGTTCCACAGCGACTGCAAGCTCGCGCTCCACACATCACCACCAGTCAAGCCCTCCACCGAGCCAAATGCAGTGTGCGTCCATATATCATGCCACATCTCCTTGCCCTTCTTCTCATCATCGCCAAACAACATATATAGCGCATACGGACCACAATTCCAAGCCAGCTGCAACACATAGCCAAACACACCAGCACGCACAAAGTCATTTATCCAACTCTTGCGATACTCCGCCTTAGCATTCTTCGACGCCTTATCCGGGTCTATCCCGTCACGCTCCATCTGCTTAGCCATAAACGCCTCGCTAATGCCCTTAAACTTCGCACCACCCGCTATCCTGCGGCCAGTGTTGCGCAATGCAGCATACAACTGACGCGTATACGACATCGAAGAGTTCCTGAACACCGTAAACAACACCGAATACCACGACCTGTCTACCTGCAAGGCCGACAAAAAAGCACCCTCGCTCGACTGCTGAGTCTGGTTATACAATATCGAAGCATCTTGTTTCGCACGTCGCTCAGCCTCCTCCAGGCCATAACCATAACGAATATACTTCCTGCGCCTCGTCTCATACATCGCCCTCGCGCCTATGCACACCGTCAACGCATCAACAAAACCATTCGGAGTCATACCCCACTTCGCAGCCATCTGCACCACATTGTCACGCCACAAGCCCCAGTCCATCTCATTCTTCAGCAACCTCGGGTCACCAGCCATGCGGCTCTTCCAGCGTTTCTCAAACAGGGGCAAATTCTCCATGCACCATTTCCACGAACCATACGGGTTAGCCACACCCTTCAGCAGATACACCGGATTACTGTCCGACAAGTACGCCGGGAACGATGTAAACTGCTTGAGCGCAGTAAACACACGCAAGCTAATCTTCGCAGCAGTAACACCCTTCGCTATATTTACAGCCAGCTTGTCAGCAAAAGCCTTGGGCGGAGTATAAGTGCCGGCAGCAATACGCGCCACCTTGTCAAAAGCCTCCCACAGCCGCTCACCGCTACCGTATGCACTACGCATATTCTTCACCTGGTTACGGAAGTGCTTGTACGACAACAGCGTGTTCAAGTCCCTGTTCCACTCCGCAAAGGCACTCCAATGCTCCATCTGCTGCAAGTGGTCCAGCACCACCGAAAAGGCATCAGAGTTCAGCAAGTCAAGTGCCAGCGCATTACGCGTACGCTTCACAACACTGCCCGTAATCGTAGATGCCATCTCCGACTCACGCTTCTCCACACCAACGTCCACATTCTCAGCACGTGCGTCCTTCAATATCTTCAGCGGGAAGTAATTGTCTATCGAAGCCATCGCAGCACCAAACATACGCTCATGCACCTCATTATACTTGCCTCGCTTCTCCACAAGATACACCTCCTGCAGCCAGTCACCAATCTCCTTCAGCCGCGGGTCCAGAAAATTCTCAATCGCAGCCACATCATCTTCCGTCACACCCATCTTGCGCAACTTCATGCGGCCGTCAGCCATCTTGTCCACCATGTAGATGTAAAGCAAGTTACCCTGGGGCAATTCAAGCTCCCTCATCTCGCCATCGTCCCACACACGCACCATCGCCTTCGGCAACTTACGTTCAAGCGCAAACAAGTCAGCCCAAGTCTTGCCCTTGCCAAGCACCTCAGCAGCCTTCGCGTCAAGTTCGGCAGTAGCATCGCGATAACCCGTATACTCATTCTCTGTCGCAGTCAGCCAACCACGCATGTACCGGTTCCACAAGTAGCCCTCGCCCTTCACATTCTTGCTGCCAAACATACGCAGCATCTGGTCAAACGTACCAAGCGGGGCAAACAACAACTGCACTGGCGAGCTGTTCAGCACCTTGTCCACAGCAGTGTCCTTTCTATACGAGCGCACCGGGCGGCCCTCCATGTCCGAGTTCGCATTATGCTGTATCTCCAGCACACGCGCCTTCTCGGCAGCCTTAAAGTCAGCCGCACGCTTAATGCTCTCCCCATAAGCACCACCAAGCTGCTCATACAACTCTTCATAAGCCTCAGCACGCTCAATCCGGTTCTCGCGTATCGCGTCATTCGTGCTCTCCCTGAACTCCATGTAAGCCTCACGCGTCATACGCCCGGCATCATAATCCTCCTTCGCACGCTTCAAGTCCTCGCGCAACCGCACCTCCTCACTCTTGCTGTCACGTATCGTCTCATTGTAACGCATCACAATCTGCCACCCGGCATAGTCCGTCGCAGCAGCAGCCTCCGCACCATTCGCACTCATCATGCGGTCCTGGGCATCAGCACACATGTCCGCCACATCATCGTCCGACATGCCAATACCCTTCCACACCACATCTGCCATGCGCTGGCCGGCCAAGTCAAGCTCACCTTGCACCTCCACGCCACGCGCATCAACCTTCTTCCCACGCATGGCAAGCAACTTGTCAAACGCCTTCGACACATTACGCAGCCGGTTGCCAACCATCATGTCCACAACCTTCTGCACATAAGGTCTGATGTCACCCTTGCCATGCACATTATTCACCACCGACAGCAAACGGCGCACATCATAGTCACTCATCTCACTCAGCAAGCCATTCTTGAGCATCGTCTTCGCCAGCTCCGTCACACTCGCCACAGTGCTCATGTCATAAGCACGCTGCAGGCGCATCGCCTTGTTCAGCTCACTCAGCCTGCCGCCAATAGCCCGCGCACCCGAGCGCAAATCATCAAGTTCACCCTCATGCAACCGCTCAACGTCAGCCTTCATCTTCTCCACAACGTCCTTCAGCTCATCACTCCCCTCACGGAACATGATACCATTCTCACCACTCGCCGAGCGAGCCTCGTCAGTCTGACCAAGCTCATGCTGCATCTTCACATCTTCAGCCTTTTCAAACACCGAACCGCCATCACGCTCAGCAAGCCCCTTCCAGCTACGCCACAATATGTAGCGCAAATCATTGTCCGTCAACTTAAAGCCAAGCTTTATGCCAACCTTCCTCAGCAAGTCCGTCAAGAAATCCCTCACCTTCGCAAAGAAGCCCTGGTTCTCCGGCTTCACATACTCACCGTCCTCGGCCAAGTGCGCCATATACTCCTCAGTAGCCTTGCGCTTGTCACCATTATACTTCTTCTCTGCCATCTCGTCAATGGTCTGCTTGATGCCCTCCTCAGCATTGTTGTACACGTTATCAAGGAAAGTGTTAAAGTGCTCTTCACCCACAAGGTTACGTAGCCCCTTGTGCGCCACCACCTCGTGGAACACCGTCTCACGCACATCTGCCGCATTCTTGTTGTTGGGCAGCACAATCGTCACACGTCCGGTCCTCACATCATACCAGCCCTTAGCCTTTGCCTGTCTGCCGGTCAAGCCATCAGTGCTTGTCACCACCTCTACTTCACCCTCCACGTGCATCTGCCGCGCAAGGTCATTGGCAGCCTGGTGCTTGGCCGTTGGCGAAGTTTCCCTTCCGTCAATCAACACATCAAACTTGCCTGAACGGTTCACTCTGTCTGGTGCTGGCAGTTGCATATAGTCGCCAGTCTGCAAGAATTTATTCAACCCTTCAACAATCTCACGCTGACGCTCGCCAGTCAACTTGTCGGGATAGTAAACGTATTCAAGGTAGTTGGCATCGCTTCTTGACTTAAAGCGATTCTTAGAGAGTTTTACAACTAAACCATAAACATCATCGTTCACATTCCTGTTTGTAATGTTATCAGTATTTGCCGAATGGTCTGATATGCGAATACCAACTGAATTGCTTAAATCTTGATAGAAAGACTTATTCAAATTTTGTCCATTGAGCCCAAAAGCCTTTGCCACATTGAACAAGAATTCATGCGCTCCCATATCTCTTTCAGACAAATTTTCAGAAAGTACCAATAAGTTATTGGCAAATTTCTGATTATTGTCTAACTTTGCATTTGAACTGGGCACGGCCTGCGCACTCCTGCGTGGACGGCCAGCCTCGGAAGCGACACCGATAGTGCCGCTTTCGTTATTTTTAGTCACCACCACAGCAGTATCGTAGCTGCCGCCAGCGTTCTTGTCATTCGCTATTTCTACCGAATAACCCTTGCCCAATTCCTTTTCACACCATTCTTTCAGTTCAGCCTTTGTAAATCCTTTCTGATAAGCCTTGATGCTACCATTCGGGCGCAACACAAGTATCTCCGACGGGTCGTCAAGAGTTATACGCGTCTCACCCTCCTTACCTTGTTTGCGAATACTTTCAGCGCTACGCACATTGATAACCAATTTGCCGCCAACTTTCAATTTATCTGCCATATTGTGCAGCACACTAGCTCGCCAGTCATCTGGTATCACGTTCAAGACTGCATTGCTAATAATGTAGTCATACTTCTTGCCCACCTCATCATAATTTCTGTAAGTAGGAGCTGTGCGGTTCTCTGATGGATAAGGCTCCACGTCCTCAGCGTCAATACCATTTTTGCGCAACCATTCCGTACCAAGGCCAAGGCCGCTGCTCGCATCAAGCACATCTACCTTTTTCCCACCAGAATCACGCATCACCCAATCGCCAAACTTCTTGTAAGAGTTGAGTGTGTTCTTTACTTGTGTAGTGTGTCGGCCATCTTCATTTGTTTGTTCGTCAATCCAACGCGAACCATATTCTTGACCAAGTTCTTCGCTTGTGCGGTACCTCACATCTTCCACATTCTCGTCAAAACGCTT